CTTCTCAGAATGTAGCTTCAGCGAAACGTTCAGCTTTATCAGGACGCAGAAAAACTGTCAAACTCACACCTTCACAGGTAGCAATTGCTAAAAGATTAGGTGTGCCACTTGAAGATTATGCAAAACAATTAAAAATCACGGAAGGAGTATAAGCATATGCAAACAGACGATAAAAAAACTTCACGTGCGAGTCAAACTAAAGCTAAAACAGCTAAAAAAGTAGTATGGACTCCACCCTCATCTCTCGATGCACCAAATGCGCCGGCTGGTTACCGACATAGATGGATAAGACATGAAGTCATGGGCTTTGATGATTCAAAGAATATGACAGCAATGATAAGATCAGGATACGAACTCGTAAGAGGAGATGAATATCCCGATGAAGATTATCCAGTTATGAAGGAAGGCAAATACGCAGGAATGATCGGAGTAGGAGGCCTAGTGCTGGCTAGGATACCAGAAGAAATCGCGAAAGCTCGTCAAGAATATTTTGACAAGCAAAACGAAGCTAAAGAAGAAGCAATTAAACACGATATTCTAAAGGAACAGCACCCAAGTATGCCAATCAATCAAGAGAGGCAGACTCGTGTAACCTTCGGTGGTACAAAGAAAAGTTAATTTTTTTAACAATTCCTAACCAACGAATTATATCAACCGTCCCTTCGGGGACAAAAGGAGACAAACATGGCTAATGAAACAGGTGGCTTTGGGCTTAGATCAGCAATGACGCTTGGGAATACCCCAGCAACTCAAGGCTTATCAGAGTACCCAATAGAAACAGCTCCTGGTCAGGGACTATACCAAAACAATCCAGCTTCTAAACAAGGCGCTGGTGCGACTGGTTACCTTCAGGATGCGGCAAACACTGCTATGGATGACGGGATAACAGGTGGTTATCAATGGGCTAATAACACAGCTAATATTCAACCAATGTCTGGTGTGTTCAACGGAGCTTTTTATATATCAAGCTCTACGAGCAAACCAACATGGGCGAATTTTATAGCTTCAGGTACAGCCTTTGGAACTGACTATAATACCGGTTCATCTGATGGCATAGGTTTCGTTAATGACGATCCAAATCAAGAGTACGTTGTAAAAGCAGATGCTGCTGTTACAATTGCAGCTATGATTCCGGATCTAACTTATAATATCCAAGACGGTGGCACAGTTGCTACTTCGACGTCTGGACAATCGACTATCAAATTAGATATCGGTTCTTCAGCAGCGTCTGGTGCAGGTCAAGCAGCGTTTTATATTAAAAGAGTCGCTAACGATCCTTTAAACACTGATAATTCGGCGATCAACAGTAACGTAATTGTTGCTTTTGCACCGGGTTCAATCGGTTCAACTAACTACTAAGGAAGAATAAGGTAAACAACTATGGCAATATCAAGAGCACAACTAGTTAAAGAACTAGAGCCAGGTCTGAATGCATTATTCGGACTTGAGTATAAACAATACGTAAACGAAGCAGCTGAAATATTTGATTCAGAAAACTCTGACAGAGCTTTTGAAGAAGAAGTAATGTTAAGTGGTTTTGCAAATGCAGCTGTCAAACCTGAAGGTCAAGGCGTCACTTTCGATAGTGCGCAAGAAACTTTCACAGCTCGTTATACAAACGAAACAATCGCACTTGCGTTCGCGATCACTGAAGAAGCGATCGAGGACAACTTGTACGATAGACTTGCAAGCAGATACACAAAAGCTTTAGCAAGATCTATGGCTAATACAAAACAAGTTAAAGGCGCGGCGGTTTTAAATAACGCGTTCACAGCAGCCTATGCTGGTGGCGATGGTAAGGAGCTTTGCGCTACTGACCACCCAACACTAGCAGGTACTTTTTCAAATGAATTGGCTACAGCAGCTGATTTAAATGAAACATCTTTAGAACAAGCATTGATTGACATTGCAGCGTTCACAGATGAAAGAGGATTGAAAGTTGCAGCTAGAGGAATGAAATTAATTATTCCTTCTGCTCTTCAATTTACAGCTGAGAGACTTATGAAGTCTAAAGGCAGAACGGGCACAGCAGATAACGATATCAATGCGATCAATCATATGGGCGCAGTACCTGAAGGATATGTAGTAAATCACTACTTATCTGACACGGCTAAATGGTTCGTTAAAACTGATGTACCTAATGGCTTGAAGCACTTCACAAGAGCACCATTGAAAACTTCAATGGAAGGTGACTTCGATACTGGTAACGTAAGATACAAAGCTAGAGAAAGATATGTCTTCGGATTTTCTGACCCTAGAGGTATTTTCGGATCAGCAATATAATAAAATAAATATTTTG